TAATGCCTTTCGACTACTTTAAGTTTGACGAGAAACAAATCTGTAATGTATTAGGGTGGTCAGATAAGATGCTTAACAATGATGAGGGTAGTAATTTTGGTGCGTACATGGAAATGATTCGTAAGAAAATGATTACCGACGGCATTATGCCAGATTTAAAGCTATTAGCTGAGGTATTAAACAATAAGTTTTTACCTATGTTTAGAGGTTATGAGGCTTGCGAGTTGACTTTTGACCCGTCAGAACTACCCGAAATGCAAACGGACGTAGTTGAGATGGTTAAATGGCTTAATGATACTTTAGATAGAGGTGTGATTACAAGAAACGAATACAGAACAGCAATTAACTACATGGAGTCAGATAGTAAAGAGTTAGACGAGTATACGGTACAAAACCCCGTTACAACGCTTAAAGACTCTTTAGAGAACCCTTTTAACGATGTGAATGGCTAGTATAACGGCATATAGAAACACCTATCAAAGATGGCTAAAACAGTACGAGAAACAAGCGTATAAGGAATTAGATAAGACGTTCAAGAAATGGAGCGAAGCAATTCCTTTTGCAATAATGACAGAAGAGAACTACGGAGCTTTGATTGAATTTGTAGTTACCGACGCTCCTTTGATACGCTCATATGAAAGACTGTATTTAGAAATAGGATTAGTTCATGGTAAGCGTGTTGGTAATGGTATAAATAATGAATTAAAGTTTTTTAAGATTGGGGATTTTACTGCCTCATTCTTTAACGACATAAGAGAGTTTTTAACAGATATACATAAGACACGTATAACAAGCGTCGAAAAGACTTACATAGAAACTATAAAGCAATTGTTAGCGGGTCGTTTAGAAGATGGTAAAACTATCATGGAAGCGGCTAAAGAGATAAAAGAGTTAGTTAATAGACAAGGCTTTTACAGATGGCAAGCGTTAAGAATAGCACGTACAGAAAGCACAACAGCGGCAAATTATGCAGCAACTAAAGCCAATGCCGTTACAGATTACGAAATGGAAAAGATTTGGATTAGTGCAAAAGATGCAAGAGTAAGACGAACACCTCCGAGCGATTACGACCACCAAGATTTAAACGGTAAACGTGTTGGAGTTAACGAGCCTTTTATTACGTCAAGAGGGGAAAAGCTAATGTACCCAGGCGACCCTAAAGGAACAGCGGGTAATATAATTAATTGCCGTTGTGCAGTTGCATACAAAGCGAAGAGAGATAGAAACGGTGATTTAATAGAAATAAATAAATAATCGTATATTTACAAAATAAACAGATATAAAATGAATTATTCGCAATGTAGCCTCGGTTTTACGTGGGATATAACAAACTTTTAGCAATATGAGTGAAATAATAGATTATAAATCTTTTGGTGGTAGTGTTAAAGACTTTGATTTTAAAAGTAGAGTCGTAACGGGTTATTTAACATCTTTCGACAATATAGACCATGGTAGGGATGTTGGATTAAAGGGTATGTTTAAAAAGTCTTTAGCTGAACGTAAAAATGAAATATATTTCCTTAATCAACATAAATGGGAACAACCTCACGGTAAGTTTGCGGTGTTGGAAGAAGATAGTAAAGGTTTATACTTTGAAAGTGAACCGCTTATTAATACTACTTATTCAGATGATGCGTTAAAGTTATATGATGCTGGTATTATGAACGAGCACTCATACGGTTATCAAACTGTATTATCTGACTACGACAAGAAAGATAATGTACGTTATTTAAAAGAGGTTAAGTTATTCGAGGGTAGTAACACGACAAGAGGAATGAATCCTAATACACCTTTTAGCGGTTTTAAGAGCTTTACAACAATTAAAGAATTAGAACAAGAGCAAAAGAAACTAATCAAAGCAATTGCAAGAGGAACGTTTACAGACGAAACGTTTATATTGTTAGAAGTAGCTTTAAAACAATTACAACAACAAGCCTATCAACTAGGTCAAAAATCACTTGACAATAAAGAGCCGTTAATTATCGACACTCCCGAAATTGTAGAGCCGAATATTAAACAAATACAAACAATTAACGAATTTATTAAATCAATTTAGAAATGGAATTAAAAGAACAATTAGAAGCACTTACACAAAAATTAGAGGGTAAGTCAAAAGAAGAAGTAAAAACTGCAATTTCTGCATTTGAGGTAGAGGTTAAATCTTTAGTAGATTTATCAGTAAAAGAGGTTAAAGACTCTTTAGATGTTGAGTTAAAAGGATTGCAAGAACAAGCAAACGCAACAGACTTAGCAATGAAAGCTAAGAAAGCTGAACAATTAAAAGATGAGTTTAAAGCGGATGCAATTACGTCTATCGTAAAAGAGAACTTTGACGAGATTAAAAACGTAGGAGGTAAAAAAGAGTTTAGCTTAGAAGTTAAGGACATGACTTTAGGAGCTAATTTAACGGGTGACCAACCAAGAAGTTATAACGAAGATGTAGTTAAAAGACCAGCACAGTTGTCTAACGTTGAGGACGTAGTAAATACGATTAACATTAGCGGTGGTACTTATACTTATACACGCTCTACTTTGACGAGTGGTTCAGTTGCACAAGTTGCTGAGGGGGTACAGAAACCAGAGTTAGTTTATGATTATACAATGGTAGATGCAAATACTGACTTTTTAGCGGGTATTTCTATCTATTCTAAGAAGATGAAAAACAACTTACCTTGGTTAGAGTCTACTTTGTCAGTTGATTTACGTAGAGATTACTATAAAGGTGAGAACGCAGCGTTTAACACTATTTTAGCATCAGAAGCTACTGCATCGACTGAGGTTATCACAGGTAATACAAAGGCTGAAATGATTGTTAATGACATTGCTAAGTTAGAAGAGCTTAACCATGAGATTAATGCAATTGTATTGCGTCCGTCTGATTGGTCTGATATCTTAAAGACACCTAAAGATGATTTAGCGGCAATCGTTACGTTTGAAAATGGTTCTTTAATGATTAACGGAGTAAAAGTTCATAAAGCTACTTGGGTGGATGCTAACGCTTATTACGTTGGAGATTTCTCAAGAGTTAGAAAGGTAGTGACAGAGGGATTCTCATTCGAGGTTTCTGAGGCTGACTCTGATAACTTCCAAAAGAATAACATTACTGCAAGAGTTGAGGCACAAGTTACTCTAACAGTTGAGCAACCAGACGCTTTAGTGGTTGGTTCTTTTGTTGCTATTTAATAGTAATTAAGCATATTTGTATAGGGAGCGATGTCTTAAATGATGTCGCTCTTTTTTTGTATATTTGATTAAAACATAATCACAATGAAATTCGAAGTATTAAAATATTTTAAAAAGAGGTCAGAGGATATGAAAGAGTATTATCCATTAGACGTAATAGAGCTAACTAAAAAGGAAAGTGAACGACTAGTAGCTTTTCAGTTTATTAAGCCGTTAAAAGCTACTAAGGTAGCCAAAGAAAGTAAATTAGGAGCAATAGAAATCAAATAGCATGGCATATACAGACGTAATATCGTTATCAGAGGCAAAGTTATATCTTAGGATAGATGACGAGGCAACAGAGGACGACAATAGTATAATAAGAATGATAAACGCAGCTTTGAGGTATGTAGAAACATATACAGATATTTTATTGTACGCAAGAGATGTAGACTATCTAATGAAAGGAGGTGTTTTAAAACTCTATCAGTATCCGATTAATACGGATTTAGATACGTTAGGTTATACAATAGACAGATACGGACTTTATACAAACATTTGTACAGATAGTTCTGATACTACTGATTTAGTCTTAAATATGGGATATGTAGACCCTACAGAGATACCACAAGAGTTGTTAGAGGTAGCCTTTGAGATGATAGACTTGTATTACTACGGGGAAAAGGACGGTAAGCCTATCGCTAAGAAACTAAGCTCAATGAGTATGGATTCTTTGCATATTAACAAAAGATTTATAGCATAATGAGGTCAAGAGCGTTAAATAAAAGAATACAAATCTATAGTAATGATTCTGCGAGCGATGGTTACGGAGGTTATACAGTTAGTGAAAATCTAATAGGCTCATCATGGGCAAAGATAGAAACCGCTAAAACGTCAGCAAGCAAGCTAAACGAGTTAGGTTTAAACGACATGACTTTTAACATATTGGTTACGTTGCGTAAGCGTAATGACATTACTTATGATAGTATCAATCAATTCTTTGTTTATCGTGGTTATAGGTATATGTTTATTGTATCGCCTGTAGAAACCAATTTTAACGACTCTTTTGTTACTTTGATAGCTACAAGAGATACGGAGTTTATAACAGAACCTACGGACTATAACGCATTAGATTACACTATTGAATTTTCATTATAAATGGGTGTAACGTTAAAACTTAAAGGAACTAACAAGCTATTAAAGAAATTTGATTCTTTTGGTAAAGAGGGGTCGAAAGTTGTTGAGCAAATAACAGCGATTACAGCGGAGGAAATAAAAGCAGATGCAAAGTCGTATGTTAGAGTAGATACTGGAAAACTTAAACAAAGTATATTTTCTCTAAAGATAAGCGATAGTAAATATTTGGTTTACGTTGCTGA